AAATTAAACAACTCTGCTTCATCATATCCCCTCAAAAACAAATGCACAAGAGCTATTTTTGACAACTCTGACTCAGTTATCTTTTGAACACGTTGAATCTCTCTAGCAAAATTTATATCCTCAGATGCCAACAACGCTTTTCCGCTCAAATCCTCGGTCATGTTCATGTACGCGCTTGGAACTCCAAGTGCAAGAAGGAACTTAGAATTATGAACAAACACACCAGCTTCAAGAGCAAAATTTGAATTTTTAGAAACCTCTATATCATACACATCAACTTCTTTATCTATCACTTTTACTTCTTCAATAAAATTATTATTAAAAGACATTAAAGAATCATCTTCTTGTAAATATTTTGCTAATCTATATGTTCCATCTCTCATTAAAAATGGATGTTCGTCAGTTGCTTCAATAACTTTATTATTATCAAGTGTTATTTTAATAATCTTTTTAGAAATTCCAGATTTTCTTCCACACAAAACTATTGTGGGTTCTATCTCTTTTGTCTCTGTATGTATACTATAAAGCTCATAAACTTTTTTGTCACAAGTTTCAACAATTTCTTGTATTGAATATGAATTACCATCTAAACATTTTATTTGAGTATCTCCAACAAAACACATGAGATACTCTACATCTTCGATTGCTGCTACATTTTCACCACCTGGAAGTGTTTCAATTCTTGATCCTCTATCTCCACGCACACCAATGAAAAAATCTTCAAGAAGTGAATTATGAACAAAAACACCAGAATTATGATTATTATCTACTATAGCAAAATTATGATACAAATCGACTGTTATACAACCTGTATCTTCTCTAAAATTAAGTTTTTCTATTCTTTTTACTTTGTAATTACATTTTATAGAATCTTCTTTATAGAATGATATCAAAGAATCATCATTTTTTAATAGTTCAGCTTCTTTATATTCTCCATCTCTCATTAAGAATTTATGATCTGGTGTAACAATAAATGAAGAAGAATCATTATCTAAATAAACTTTTATTAATTCAGCATTTTTTCTTGTAACTCCAGCCCAAGTGATTTTACCCGGAACAATTTTTTTATTGATTCTATCTATTGAATAAGTTTCTAAATTTTTGTCATTATCACCATATTCTTTAATTATTTGCTCAAGAGATAAATTTCTCCCATCAGTTAAGGGAATAATAGTGCTCAAGTGTATACACTCAACTTGAAATTTGTAGTCGATGGTTCCGTCTGATTCTGTTATAAGGGGGCTTCTTTTTAGTTTATCTCTTACATTAAGAATGTATTGTTCAACCTGTGCTGGTTGGATGTTTCCTACATCAATGTAGAAGACTCTTTTTTCAGGTGCTCTTGTAACTCTGTACAGAAGCATAGCGTCTTCTGCCATTGTCAGTTGCTTCCAAATTTTTCTTGCTGGATCTAATATTGATTTTCCATAGGGCAGATATGAATCGTCACTTATCATTCTGAAGTGTGCTATCTGATAATTTTCAAAACTTGTATTTCCCATTGCCATCCAATTAAAACGAATAGAGTTGGGATTATTATCGAAGCCTTCTTGTCTTTCAATTTCAGCTGACGGCATTGAAATAGATCCTAAAACTCCTTCTCCTTCTTCAAGATCAAGTAAATTAAATTGATCCCCATATTTTAACATATTACGTATCCAGTACCATAGATGGAATTCTATATCTAATCTTTCATAGAATAGTTCATAAAGTTCATCTACTATTCTGTTGTCATCTGAGGTTATAGATAAGATTTCACCATCTTCATTATAGACAACACTATTATTTGCATATATATTAAGACATCTACTTGGTTCTGGGCAGGAATCCATTTCTTCATAATCTCTTATGCGAGCATATCTATCTGTATTGCCTGCAAGAGTTTGATTATAAATAGAAGAAGAAGCTCGTTGAAACATCTCAAAAGCTCTTCTTTGCGCAATTAAGCTTGGTCTTTCAGTTGGGACTTTAGATCTTGCTCTATCACCTCTTAAAATTTTTTTTAATATTTCGAGTTTATCTGCCATTTATAAATTACCCATGTCCAATCATTTTTAAGAAAAGTGCTACAACTGTTATCAATACTGGTATTGTTATTATGAGGCCTCCTGCAACTCCCCAAAGACCTGATTTTATCTTTAATCCAATAATTTCTTTTTCTACAGAGTTCATTTTTTCATAGAATTGTTTATTAAAACTATTAAATTGGTCATTCATATTCTTTTTTATTTCTTCAATTAAAACATTATGTCTATTTAATTCATTTAATACAAGTTTTTGATATTCACCCCAGCCATTTACATTTTCTGCCACATTAAACTCCTTCCTATAAAAGCCAACTAAAATCTTCTTTTATATTTGTTCCTTTAATTTCCATGTTAAACTCATCTTTCTTTTTTGTTTCATTTCTAGAAGCAAAAATTGAATTAAAGTTGGGATTTGTACTTTGATCATTATGATACATATTATTGCCAAGAACTTGTGTAACTTGCTCATTCAAAACATTTAATTTCAAAGTAGTACTTCTTACATACATCCCAATTGCTAATGACATAACTAAATCATCGTTATACCCACCCATTGCTTCTGCTTTCCCACCCTTCCAAATGAAAACTGTTAATTCATTATACAACCTTTTTGAATGAAAAACAAATTCATGTTTTCTTATATCTTCTTCCATTCTAGAAATTATTAAAGGTCTTGTCTTTCCAGATGTTGTAAACCCCGGAACTGCATTTGTTGGAACATTGTAGGGATCATAATAAAATTTATCAAAGTTATTCAGATTTATATTTGAAGGATCTTTAATGGTCCAATATAAATTATTATATCCCAATTCTATAATTTTTGTTAAAACTCCATATCCCATTGATGCGTTTTCTACAACAAGAAATGCATTATTATATTGAGTTGCTGTATTAAACAACAAATGAGAATATAAATCTGTTGTTATCTTTCCTTTATATTCTGCAACTTGTTCGTATTTTTCTACATCTATTATATGAAAAGCACTAAAATCACCCCCATCACCTCTTGCAACATCAGCACACACTAAATACTGCTTATCATAAGATGGATACTCCCAAATCCATAAATTCTTATCCATCCAAGTTTTTTCTGTAGGCTCTCTTATAAAAGGTCTTTTTGTTATATCAGGCTCTTCTCTTTCTGTAGGATAATTCATATAAAACTCTAATTCAGTCAAATCAACAATATTACTACCAGATTGAAGAAAAGAACACTCATGCTCTTGACTAAATCCTTTATCGCCCAACTTTATTCTTTCTCTTTTCTCCCATCCCTCATCTCTTTCAGGGTGCACTTGCCAAGGTAACTTAATGGGATGAAACATAACTTCTGCATTGCCACTCTTTATTTTTTCTCCCTCTTCGGCTTTTGCCCACTGTTGATGAAACCACGTTCCCACCCCATTGGGAGTCGAGAGAACAATACAATCTCCGCCTACTCCAGTTGTAAGAGTGGGTTGTGCTGCAAGCCATATATTTTCAATTGTAGAATTATTTATGAAACTCGCTTCATCAATTATCAACAAATTCAATGATTCAGATCTTCCCGCATCTTCTGTTGTAGCAACTGCTTGTGCTCTTGATCCATTTGCTAATTCTATATTTTGTCTTTGATCAACTAACTGTTTGGGAGCCATCCAATCAGGTAAATTATTTAAAATAAGTTTTATCTTTGATATCAAATTTGTTGCAACTCTACCCTTTGTAGCTAATGTATAAACCTCCTTATCTTTAAAGAAAGTAATTAACCAACTAACATATCCAGCACATAAAGTACTTATTCCCAGTTGTCTGCTCTTTAAAATTATATTATAAGAATACTCAAGAAAACAATGTATAACATCTTCTTGAAATAGATACAAATCGAAAGAAGCTTTTCCACTAGTAGTTTTTATTGTTCCATAATTTCTTAAATAATATACAGGATCAGATCTACATTTGAGATACTCTTGTATTTGCTCTTCTTTTGTTAAATTTTGCAAATGTTATTCTTTCTTGATATTGAGCTAAATAATCTATATTATAATTATCACTTTTAAACAAGAAAAAAACAAAAAAATAGACTGGTCAATTAAGACCAGTCTATTTGCAGTTAAACTAAATTTAAAAAACTAAAGCTTACCCAAGAGTTTTGCTTATTTTCACATCCCATCTTGGGGTAAATTCTTTTTCTTCAATGAACACATTGAAAAGATTTGCTGTATTCCATCTTTTTATATTCTTCTTTCTATGGTGCGCTTCAGTCACATCAAATCCATACAAAAATGTTCTTAAGCTACCATCTTTCAATGTCTCATTGCGAATCTCATAAGGTTCTACGGTTCTCTTCACAGTTCTACCTGTGCTCATTTTTTCGTATATAATTGTGACAAGCTTTCTTGCTGCTTGAGCAAGCTTAATTGTATTAATCATTTCCTTCTCATTCATAGCCATTTTTTGACCTCTTTCAAATTAAATTTTATTGTTAATTATAATATAAACAATTTTCTACTCTTTGTAAATAAAACTT